AAGTAACTCCGCCATAGATAGCAGATGCCTGTATCTTCCTAAGTGGCTGTAATAGCCCGTAATAAGGGCTAGAGGTGTTCTGTGGGTTAAAGTCACCGTTAGGGTCTACAACTCTGATGGTTGCCTGACCTGATTCGTAATTATCCTGCAAAAGGTTGCGCCCTCTGCGAGTCGAGATATTTGTGGTCTGAGCAGAAACATCGACAATGACGGGAATGGCAGAAGCTAGTTCAGCAAAGCCCAGTTGTGAAGTACCCAAGATAAATGGATTACCGAATGAAGCTCCACCCGATAGATTTATCTTGACTGAAAGGGTTGCTGGTAACGCCATTATCTGTACGCAGTCGAGTAGGAGATTGGGATTCCGGAAGCCTGATTATTGTAAATGCCCTGAGTGATGGCATTGACTAGATCGCGCTCTGTGGTGACTGAGCCTTGCACATTGACGACAACCGATGCTCCACCGCCTGATGAGCTGCTAAATTGTCCGAGTCTGTTTTGTAACGCTGATAAGTCTGGCATAGCAAGATTTAATTTTTCGCGGATAACTTCTCTTTGCACATCAATGGGAGTATTTGGGCCCATTGTCATGCTTTGCAGTTGCTGAACCTGTGGAGCAATACTGTCAAGCATGGCTCTGATTGTTGTACGAAGGGCTTCAATAAATGCTGCAAATGCGTTCTCTGCTTCGTTAGCCTTCTTAATCATTGCTGCCATGGCAGTATTCTGATCATGAATAGCAATAAGCGATAGAAGGCGCATCTTTGTTTCGCCATCAGTTGATTGGTTTAAAGCTGCATATAATCCAATGCGCTCTACATCGAATTTCTTCTCTAGCTCTTTGAGCGCGAGTTCATCGCCTGTAAGGGCAATCTTTCGAGCAGTAGCATTGTTATCAATTGTTTTTAAGCTGTTTTGCTGCTTCTGTAATCTCAGCGCATCTTTGTTGGCTTTGTCTATCGCTGCTCGTTGTCCAGGCGATTGGGCTGGAGTGCCTGCTGAACGCGCTTTACTTGATGCACCTAATCTAGAAAGAAGTCCAATTCCTGAAATCTGAGTACCAGCGGCTAGAACATCACCGATAAATCCTGCACCAGGAATAGATTTAATTGCTTTTGTAAGAACACCGATGCCATAGATTGCATTTCCAATTTGAGTGGCGAAGCCTTCCATTGCGGTTGTTGCTCCGCCAATGCCTTCTTCTCCTGCAACCATCTGCATAGCATCAAGAAGGTCTTTGCCGATAATCTCTTTAGCGTTATTAGATGCAACTGTGAGCTTGGCGATTGCTCCTGAGTAACCTTCAGCAGCGGCTAAAGCCTGACCAGAGAACTTCTTTGTTAGTTCGCTTGTGATTAAATCTAAATCACCAGATGCGAGAGTGGCTTTAGATAAGCCTGCACCTAGACGGCTAAGGGCTGTTGTCTGCCCACCATAAGCCTTTGCAAGTGCCATAGATACAGCACCTAAGTCTTTGCCTGTACCTGCCGCAATATCTAAGGCTAAGGCTAAGCCATCTTGTGACTTCTTGACATCACCTGTAGCCGTAAGAAGGGTTCTAAACGCTGGGCGAAGGTTGTCATCAAGAACGCCAGTAGCGCGTTGTAAATCACCAATAAACTTCTCAACCTCAATGGAAGCAAAAGCGTTGCCTGTATTGGCTAGGGCTAAGGCTAATGATCGTGCAGCCTTCTCATCAGCTGCGAATGCTTTGACTGACTGCTTACCAAATGCATATAACTTAGATGCAGCAAAGACTCCTGCTAGTTGCTTGCCTAACTTAGCAACGCTTTTCTCTAACTTCTGAGTTGTAGTTTCTGCCTGCTTAAACGCCTTATTGCCAGTAAATTCGGCGGCTATATCAATCTTTACATCAGCCATTAGTTGTATCCCACCGCCTTGTTAAATTTATCCCGAGAAGCCTCTATTGCTTTAATAATTGCTGCATTGGTCTTGCCTTGATCTTCTGCCCATGCACGATAAATGGCGCGACCACGCATCTTGCGTGATGAGCGACCTGCTTGTCCTGCTTTACGTTGGTAGGCATCTTTAATTTGACCAGTAGAGTTAATGGCATTGACAAATTGCTCACCAGCGTTAGGGTTGTTGCTTTTTCCATAACCTTTGCCTGTGCTAGTTTTGTAACGATGTTCGCCAATATCAGGATTACTGCTTGGTATAACAACCTCACGCATTTTAGCCTGTGAGCGACCATTAGGATTTACCCGCCCTGCAGTTTCATAAATAGCACCAGCGGCTGATTTATTAAGTATTTGAGCTAATGCTCTAAAACCTTTGCGGTTAGGTTTAGATGGCGTTGTCTTGTATCCAATTCCACGCTTAGCAGCACTAGCTGAGTAATTTGGAAATCTGCCAGTCTTGGAAGGTTTAGCCCAGCCGCTAAGTGGAGCAGATGCAGGAATGAACCCACGCGCTTTGGCAGTAATTGGCTTTAACAGGCTAGCCATTTCTTTTTGAGTTTCTTTGGCTAAGTCTGGAGTGAACTTACGCAATGCTTTACGAAGTGCGATGCCGCCTTTGACTTCTGTTGGCATTGGCTATCTCCTTCGCATCTTCCTGTAGAACCTTGATTAGGTTCTTTAGCATTACTTCATCTAGCTCTAATAATTGTTGTGGCGCGATCCCGAGTCTGACACTTAATTTAGCAATCAGATAGGTGATCGAGTCGCGCCCTAAGCCAAAGGGTCATCATCGAGAACTTCAACGCTAGTCAAAGTTTCAATGAATCCTTCTCCGAATGGCTTAACAGTTTCACCCGAACGGCGGATACATTCCCAAGCTAGCCAAAAGATATCGCTCTGCTTCTGGTCCTCGATGAACGCCTTGTGAAAGCCTTTCTTGGCGTACATCTCAAAACCGTATTGCACCAATGGAGTGATTGGGTATTCCCCAACTGATCCATCTGCCCTTGTTACTTTTAACTTTGCCATGCTTTGCCCCTTTGTTTAATTGTTTAGAAAGTACCTGTTGTGGCTACTGCAACTGTTGAGTTAGCAGTAAATGTGATTGATTGTGTACCAATATCGCCAACAGCACCGTTGATGTCTGTTGTGTTATTGACTAACAATGAAACTGTGTAGAGAGGGTTTGTAGCAGATACTGCTGTTCCCTTTTCCTGTAAGAATACGCAAGTTACAGTTGTTCCCCATGCAGCTTGAAGTGTTGCAAGAACATTCGCTGATGCTGTGTCATTGAGGAAGTCGATTGTAACTGTTGATGCTTCCAAGCCCTTTACGAACTTGTGTGAAGAATCGCCCATTGCTGTTACTTCGAGTTCATCAAATGAACGGTTGATTGTTACTGCTGTTACATGGTCAGAAAGATCAACAGAGTTAATCTTAACGCCTACGTTATTGTTTAGAAATACAGCCATTAGGATTATTCCTCGTCTTTCTTAGTAGATGCTGGCTTTGGTGCTGAAGTAACCTGCCCGATTTTCTTCAGGAAGGCTTCGTTTTCTTTTTCCCATTCGGACATTTTAGCTCCAGGTAGTTAGAACGGATAGTGACATCTCGCAAGTAAGCAGGTCACCAGATTGAGCGTTTAGAACGCTTGGCTGGCTTACTGCTCCCACATTATAGGTCAATGAGGATGCTGCGAGTTTGTTGAACACACCCACAAGGGCATCTTCAATTCCATTGAGGTTTCCTTCATTATCGAATAAAGGAACGGTAATGATTATCTTAAAATTAGCAGTTGGAGCAATCGTGTTATGTTGATTGTTGTTTGGCTCTAAATATGGATCACTAGGGCTAACGATTACTGAGTTAGCAAGAACTGTGGCTGGTGGGAATGCAAATGTCTGCCACTTAGCGTTATCTACTAAAGCAGTCGCAATCGTGGTTCTAAGAGTAGTGAGAGCAACTGGCATTATCCGACCATCGAGTCAGGACTCAAAGCGTGAGCTAATAAGCCTCGTACGCGAGCCAAGAGAGTGTTACCCATGCGATATGGGCTAGGAGTAAAGTCCGGTGATACGCCGCCTGTAGAGCTAACCTGGCGTGCTTGCCAGATGTCTACTGAAATCATTAGTGCTGCTTCTTGGACTGCTGCATCAAGTGTGTAATCAACATAAGTATCTGCTGCAACTTGACCCAAAGGATTTACTGGGTGATAAGGAGTTGCTGTGTTGTTGTTGCCTGTGATGGCATAAGTGATGCTGTAAGCACCAACGCCTGTGATTGTCTTAGAGCCGTTGTGCTTTGATCCGTTGCCTGAAATTACGACAGTTTGACCAACATAGAAAACATCTTTTGTTGTTGTTTCAAAATAAAGTGTGCCTGTGTTTGTTGTATTGCTATGAGCTACATTGAATGAGTAGTTATTCCATAGCATTGGAAGAATGACGGCATCAGCTGCATCGCATGTTTGTTGAAGGGTGGCATCAGCGTATAGCGAGCCAACACCTAGTGCTGAGCGAAGTTCTGCAACTGTGCAAAGTGACATTCTATTCCTTTCTAAAAACTGGGAGTGGAGCAAGGGCTGCGCCCCACTCCCAGCGACTTAGGGTGTTACTTATGCCTTGTTGTTCTTGAACGCACCAGCAGCAACCTTAGTTGCGATTGCACCGAAGCCGTAGTAACCGATAGTTACTTGACCTGCTGCTGTTGATTCTGCACGAAGGCGGTATGTTGGTGACTCATACCATGTGTAAGCATCTGGGTTTACGATGAGGATTGTTCCATCGCCATCGCCAGCGTTTGTTGGATCAACGTATAGGTTGAGTCCTGCAACGTTGCCAAGAAGTGATGTAGGAGCAACTGCTCCGCCTGCGTTCATTGGGTTTGTTGCTGTGTAGATTGGGCGACCATTGTCGTTCAATGACATGATGTTTGACCATTGTCCTGTTGATACGACCATGTTGCGAGCAAATGGGTTTGGAAGTCCTGCTGTTGCTGCGTAAACAGAAGCTGAACCACGAGCAACAATTCCTAGCAATTCTGATGCTGTTGGATATGTTGCAACTGTTGTTGCATCAAGTGATGCACCTGAGATAAGTGCTGCGTTTACTGCTGCGTTTGTTGTCTTTGCGTAAGCAGCTGCCATGTTGCGAACTAGCTCATCAAAGAATGCTGGTGATGTACGATCTAGCAATTCAACAGAGAATGTCTGTTGTCCAGCGTACTTCTTAACAGATACTGACAAGAACGCTGAGTTCTGATCTTGCTCTGTGAATGCTGCATCTTCTGCAACTTCGCCAACAGTTGGAACCTGTGTAATCTTTGGAATCTCAAAAGTCATACCTGCATCAGGTAGAGTTCCGCGTGAGATTGCATCTATTGAAGGACGGATTGTTGTGCTAAGTGGGTTGATGATTTCAGATAGTTGGCGTGTTGGTACAAGACCTGCGTTATCTGTTGTGTTGTCTGCTGCAAGTAGGTATTGACGAGCTGACTCATCACCTAGTGCTGCGCGGATTGTGTTTTCTGCATACTTAGCAGCTGTGATTTCAATGCGTGGCTTTGTGTAAGCCATTGCTGTAACAGTAGGACGAGCAGCCTCGACAGCCGCAGCTTCTACTGATGGTGTTGCTTCGACTGCTGTGGTTTCTTCCACTACTGTCTCGCTTTCTTTTGGTTGG